AGTCAGTGTCGCATATTCACCCGGCCGGAGCATGGCTTTTAATGTTGCCGCTGCATCACCAACAGTCCCGTAGGATTCCTGTAACTGTGCGTTTTCTAAATCCGGGAACTTAATACAACGCAGGACCAACTTGTCGACGTACATGTCTGTATCCAGATCTGCTACAAGGTTTCCGCCTTTTGCCCGGCGCTTTGTCGTAGATCCCTTCCGGAGTCTGGTGTTCGCCTCCTCTGAAATTGCCTGGATGATGAAAGGTGCCTTGAAACGCTCCAACTTCACCTGGCGCTCTGTTTCCCCATGATCAACGTTTTTTTGTAAAAATGCTTCAATATTCAATATTGTTCCCTCCTTATTATCCTAATGTTGCCGCGCCGAATTTCTCCAATAGATCAACGTCGTCAAATGTAAAGTCTATATCCTGTTCCAAAAATTCTGCCTCCGTATCCAAATTTGCGATCGGAATACTGTCCAGATTTACATTTTTGAGTAAAACTGTTTGACGACCAATGCTGGAGTTCGGGTCCTCATTGGTGACCTTGATCGTAAAATATGGATCAGCACCTTTTTTCATAAAGTCAACGGCCATCTGCACGAACTCAGAAGTAACCGCGTAGATCGTCATAGAACCAGACCCACTTGCTCCCGTTGTCTTAGACTGAGTCATGCGCTTACCCAAAGTCTTCACCTCTGACTTTTCCTTTTCAACTTTTGACTCGATATTTTTCAGATAAAACATTTCTTTGTTCTTACCGTCAATCGTCATAAATGCGGATCCTTCCTGACCGCTAATCACATCATTGGCTTTTAAATATCCCATAAATTATCTCCTTTCCTATTGTACGTTTACGAGCATGTAGAGTTTTTCCATCGCATCAATCGGCTGTACCGCTGTCTCCATGTAAATGGAATCCTTATCATCACCAGCAACAATGGTCACATCATCCGCCGAAAAATCCGTGATAGCCCCCACGGCCAACAGTGATTCAAAATAGGTGATCCTATCTGCTTTGAATAACTCTCTTCCGTCCACAGTATTATTTGTCTTACCGATATAGTTGTCTTCAAACGATTTTTTTGCATCGTTCGCAATGTCATCCAAAACCCGCAGCACACGATTTTTAGAAAAGTCTCTGCTTTTGTCTGTTGTGAATGTAGTTAAACTATTAATATCCTGCTCTACTACTACTTCGCCGCGTTTTTCAGTGAATAGGAACTCACCGCTCTGAAGCGCTGCGATGGTGTCACTGTTCAGATACCGGTCAGTCACGTCAACTGCTCCTTCGTATGCCGAATATGTGAGAGAACCGGCCACTCCAGCTCCAGCAGATGCACCAGCAACCCAAGCGGTAGCTTGTTCTACTGTAATCACAGTACCGTCACTCAGAACCACCCCATTTTTGACGTTGATAACAGCTTCATGATCGGCTTTATAACCGGCAACCACCAGCTGACATTTCTTCCCTTCATCATCACGCATTCGGGTAATAAAGGACGCTCCCGCAATCTTAATCGCCTCATCGGCAACCGGAAGCGCCAGCGTGTTGAAATCATACATTTGAATCTTCTCAAAAAAATCCATATAGTCGTTTGCAACGGGGGCCTTATCGGTACCACCGCTTAGTGTCACAGTAAATGCTGTCAGCGCACCGGTACCACTGAATTCCACGACTTGATTTGTAATCAAATCCTCTATATTCTCAACTGTCTGCGAATCAACCAGCCGGCCGCCAACATAAGTCGCTACGTCAAAGGATCCGGTTATGTTTACATTTGCAGTCGATACAATATTAATGTCGTTGCCCCGGGTCCCCCCATACAGGGCAGTAATTGTTGTTGATCCTTCCGTTACGCCTGCTTTTACGCCGGCGCCACCTACGCGCCCTACAAGGACACTTGTTGCCCTCTTCAGCCCTTCTTTTACCAACAGCATCGCGCTATCAGTTAGGTCATATCCAAACTGTGAAAGATCGCTTGAAGCATCAATTTGAACTATACTGTCCGAGCCATAATTGATCACCAACGGCAATGCCATGACTCCGGAATTTGATCCCGGTGTTTCTACATTTACATTCGACTTTACATTCACGTAGGCCCCTGGCCTTACTTTGTTTTGTGCTGTCCATATCCCACCTGCCATATTACTTTACTACCTCCTTCAATTTTTTTTGCAATAATGCTTTCGCCTCTGCCACTGTATATTCTTCCTTTGTGGCGTAGGCATTCAAAAAATCTTTTTCCATGCTGCTGAACTCTGCTGATTTCAACAAGCTTGAAAGGGAAAATTTCTGTTCGGCCGGCACCTTCTGCTCGACCTCTTTATTCTCTTTTTTAGCCATTCTTTTTTAGTCCTCCTTCTGCTACTAAGTTTTGCATACCGGGATCCTCTTTTCCCTTAGCCATTCTAAACCGCAGTTTAAAAGTAAACTGCAGGGCACCGTCATTGATTTTCGCTTCTCTGTCCAATAGCTTCAGCTTCAATGACAGGGCATCAATCGCCTGAAACTCGTTCATGAGTTTTTCCCGCATAATTTCGCACTGCTCTCTTACCTCAATGCCCTCCCGGGACGTATCCGGAAAATACATGACACAGTATAGGTGCTTACGGAATTGATACCCCATCAGTTCACCACTGCTGGTCCCCTGTATTTCATAAATATAGAAACTTGGTTCTTTGAATCCCTGGGGACGGTTCTCCCGGTATATTTTTGCATCTTTCACGATCAGATCTAACTGATCGGCGATTGCCTGTGTGATATCCATTTAATCAACTCCAAACTTTCTAAGATAATCCTGGTACATCGGCCCTACAATCATAGGCAGTTTACTCATGATCTCCTCCATTGTGATCTTCAAGAAAAACTGGCCTTCTACCCAGCCGCCGCCTACTACACGATGACCATCTTCTACAAATCCGGCATATTCGGTATTATTGGAGATCGTCACAACATATCCGTTGCCGGATTTTGATACACCGTCAAGCGTCCAATTTCGACGCAGATTTCCACCTTGCCGCCCCCTGGGGCTTATGCTTTCAAACGCCAGCAGCTTCCCATTGCGGACAAAATACACGGTATTGTCATACTGGCCAACCGGCGTTCTATTCTTCACATCCTTAATCATCACGTTTCCGAGTTGATTAAGGACTTCAAAGATAAAGTTTTCTTCCTGCAGGGTTTTGTGAAAATTCTTCGCAAACGCTTCAAACTCGCTGAAATCAAATCCATTACTCATGCTGTCACACCCCTTACAATCACAACTTCCTGGTGGGTTAGATAGCTGGCAAATCCCTCCGATGACCGTTTATATTCACGGGTAACGCTGTGAACATCCGTTATCAATAATTTGCTGCCTGCCTTGATCTCAATACCTGGATCACAAAAAAGCTTTGTAATATAAGTTACCCTAGCTACTTCTCCCTCACTTGCCGGGTTTAACTGCTTCTGCGATACCCGGCATGGGACATCTTCCAACACCGGAATCCATTTTCCTTTAGTGATTGAGCCCTCTTTTACGTCCTTATATTCGGATACCGTAAGCTTGCTATCGTAATGCTTTTCAAACTCCCGTTTCGCAAACTGATAAATTTCCATTCCATCACCTCGCAAGTTTTCTATGACTGTTCAATGTCCGCGTATACTTACGGGCAAAAGAGGGCAGCGTACTCATTGCCTTCAAAACATCCAGTTTTGTTTCTCGGGTGATCGACATATCTCCCTCTTTGATGTCTTTAGCCTCTCCTTCACCAGCTCCGCTGACAGTGATAGCTGCATCATTGACAACATCGATCGCCATCATAATTGCTGTGCTTGAAAGGCGCGCAGGCAACTCTTCAATATGGCAGTAGTCTAAAATATCACTTACCGCCTTTTCAATGGCAAAAGTAAAGACATCGTCCAATTCTTTGTCGGTGATGCCTTTTAACTTTTTCAACTTGTCAAGAAGTCCTGCCGTTATTTCTTCCATAAGATCACATCCTTAGCCTTCTGCCGGCGGCGTGTCCGCTTGCTCGATGTCGATACTGATTTTATGACGTAAGCAAATCAAACCGATTTTCTTATCTTCCCGTACTTTCTTCCAGTTTTTCGCCAGCTTTAAATCATCATTGGTCGGGGTGACCTTTGAAATTTGCTCATTGGTAAACGCCAATCCAAACGGATGAATTACTCGCGCCCTTCGCACGTAAAGCATGTTATTTCCCTTTGCTTTATTTCGGTCTGGTTCATAAGTCACCATATCGGCCGGTGTTGCAGTGTTTCGCCCAAAGGCACCGGTAGCATACAGGTATGTTTCATAAATACCATCTGAATCCGGCGTCAATTGGTCATCCTCCACAACGCGCATCCCTAAATAAGTGTCAAAACCGGCCTTGGACTCGCTGGCTGGGATATAATGCTTGGTCTGGACATTTTGCTTCTCCAACTCTGCTTTTACCTTAGAATGCAGCGCAATCACTGACAGTTTGCTCCGTGATGTCCCCAAGATAGAACGGGCATCAATCACCATTTCCGGACAAATAACATTTACACGGGCTCCCGACTGATCCGAAACGTGAGAATCCAAAAGCACTCCTTTATTCTGCCCGGTTCCCTTGTTGAAAAGGGCTTTAATGATTGCTAACAAAATCTCCTGATCCGATTCGATTGTATAGTCACCGAAATCACTTAGGATTTGTTTTACTGGATTCGAACCTGCTACAATAGCTACAAGATCGGTATAGCTAGCCCCTGTACCCCGATAAAGAACCGGTGCTACCTGGGCTTTTGAGCTGGTCTTGCCGGTTTCGAGCGCGGTATCTTCTTCCAACACTTGATCCGTCAGTCCTGTTTTCGCCCATTCGGGCATGGTGACGAATTTACCACCTGCCACAATCATCTGATCCAGTGCCGGCGTGGGTACTAAAATTCCGCTTTGGATAAACGCTGAATGCTTCTCAGCATAATAATTTGTATACTGTGTATACTGTTCTGGTGTAATTGCATCTAAAATTTTCGTAATTTCATTTGGCATTTACTTATTCCTCACTTTCAATTTGTTGTCGTAGATATCCATCGATATCATCTTTTTCCATCGCTTCTTTAAACGAAGCATAATTTGTTGAGGTAGCCCCTGCCTGCGGCTTGTAACCGCCGGGTTTCGCCTCTGTCTCGAATAAATATGAGTCTGATTTTTGCAATTCTTCGATCTGTTCTTTCGCGCCTGATAGTTTTCCGTCCTTGAACACAATTTTTTCAGGATCCAATAGGGCAGCAACGGCTTTTGGATTTTTGACCTTTGATTCGGCCAGAAGAGTGCCAAGTGACGTTTCTCGCTGAATCGCCTCCAGTTTGTCAGCATTGGTCTTTTCCAGATCCTTATAATCTTGCTGCAGCTT